TTTTTAGCCAAAACCATACCCATACCTTCTGGATCATCCTTTGAATACATGGGAGGTAACAAGGTTATTATGGAGACAGGTCATACGTTAAGTGTTTCATCAAACACAGCGAATAGCCTTGATACTGTAGCCAGTATAATGGAGATCACATAATGCCATACATAGGAAGCCAAGTTGGTTCTAGTTTTTCATCAAGACCTGCAACCCAAGAGTTCAACGGAGACAACTCTACAACGGTCTTTACCTTAAACCAGACTGTTACCCAAGAAGATATCGTAGTCAGCGTTGACGGTGTAATACAAGAGAGTGTAGACGCATTTACAGTTCCTAATGGTACAAATCTTACATTTACAGAAGCTCCATCAACTGGAACAGGTAATATCTTTGTTATCTATCTTGGTGCTACAGATGTAAGCACAACAATACCTGTACAGAACAAAGGCAACTTTAAGAATGGTGGTATGTTTAGAGTTAACTCGCAAACAGTAGATGTAGATACGACGATAGAAGCTACAGAGAATGCAACAGCAACAGGACCTTTGACAGTATCTTCTGGCATAACCATCACAGTAAACTCTGGAGGTAATCTAGCAATAATATGAGCAACCTTTTAGTACAGAATATAAAACACACCAATGGCACTACGGCTCAAACTATTGATTCTAGTGGTCATGTACTTACTTCTGCCAGACCTTTTTTTCATGTTTATGTAGACAATGGTGGCTCCAATCCTACTAGTCTTGGCACTTTAACGATTATTCCTTTTGATGGAGTTGTGAGCAATGTTGGTTCACATTTTAATACTTCTAGCTCTGGCAGTGACAACCACAGTTTTACAGCACCAGTAGCAGGGGTTTATCAGTTTAATTGGAACTTATCTGTTTATGGAGTAAGCTCTGGAGACTACATCAGACAAAGAATTTTTAAAAATGGTAGTGGTATTCAGTACCTTGAATATAATGATAGTCAAACTACTGGAGACCAAAACTATAGTGCTAGTATTGCTCTTTTACTTGCAGCTAATGACTACATTCAGTTTTTTGCACAGGCACAAAGTAGTATTTCTTTGTCAGCAGGTACTAGTTGGAATGTTTGCACAGGATATTTAGTAGGATAAACAATGAGTACATTAAGAGTAGACAGCTTACAAGGACAGACAACAGGTACAGATAGGTATGTGGTGCAGGTTGTAAGTTCAAATTTAACAAGTCATTTTAATTCAAATTCACAAACTTTTCACGATATTACTGGATTATCCTTGTCTATTACTCCTGCATCTACAAACAATAAAGTTTTGATTATGGTAAATATGTACGCATCTGGAGCAGATACAACTTTCTTTCGATTAGTCAGAGATTCCACAGCTATTGCCGTTGGTACAGACGGAAGTGATGCTGACCATAGAGGATTCTCAATGCAAAGAGAATCTGCAACAAATTTAGGACATACTCATGGTGTTACGTTCTTAGATACTCCTAACACAACATCAGCTACCACTTACAAGGTGCAAGCTCGTAATGACGCATCAGCTTACTATTTCATAAATAGAAGAGAATCAGATACAACATTCGGTTTATTTTCCTCTATTACTGCAATGGAGATTGCCCAATGAGTACACTATCAGTAGACACAATACAGGGCAAGACCACAGCAGGAACTGTTAAGTTGCCAGCAGGAAGTATCCTTCAAACGATATCTGGAACTTTTACTGGTACAACTTCAAAGTCTGGAACATCTTTTAGCGATATCGATAGTAGTTTAAATTTATCTATTACACCAAAATACTCAACAAGCAAGCTACTTTATACTGGTAATATTATGGTAGGTACGCAAGATGATGTTACTGCCCTTATTAGAATACTGCAAAATAATGTCGAAATTGGAAGTGGTGCAAGTGCTTCAAATAGAACCTCTGCTCATACAGGACTCAATTATTTTTATCTTACAACATTAAGTGGTTCTGGTCAGTACTACGAAACTTTTCCTTGCACAATACATCATTTAACAGATTCAGCTATAGGAACAACCAGTGCTATCACAGTCAAACCGCAAATTGTAAATGCTGATGTTTCTGGTGTTTCTTTTTATATTAATAGGTCTATGAACGATGATGACAGTGTTTGGGTAGGTAGATTTGTAAGCACCTTTACAGTTCAAGAAATATCACAATAGGAGAAAACAATGACAGACATAGCAAAAGCATTAACGAGTTTAGGAGTTACAGAGTGGGTTCTTAGAGGAGAGCCTACCAATGAAGAAGAGTTTAATCAGATGTTTCGTAAGGTTGTTGGATCAGATAAAAATGGTTCAGCAATCGAAAGTGCAGACCCAAAGGACTGGGGTGTAAATTATGCACAGGTAGCAGGGGAAAAGACACTACTGCAAAAGCGTGAGCCAATGCGATTGCTTCGTGCAGAACGAGACAGACTACTGGCAGAAACAGACTGGACTGCGTTAGGTGATGTAACCATGTCAAGTGCCATGAAAACCTACAGACAAGCCTTGAGAGACTTACCTGCAAATTCTGATCCAAAGCTACACAGTGATGGTGGATTAGACATGAGTAGTGTAAAGTTTCCAACTAAACCAAGCTAGGAGTAATTATGCCTTTAACAAAAGTCAGATCAGGTGGTTATGATACAATACCTTCAAGTGTGCTAACTTCAGTGCCTGCAAGTTCCCTTACTGGCTCATCTTTGCCTTCAACAATAGGTTTAGGCACAACAATCACTACAAGTGATTTTCGATTACTTACAGGAATACCTTCAACAGCAAAAATGGTTATTATAGGTACAACTGCCTTGTCTCCAAATTCAGCAGGAGATAACGCTAACTATGTTTTGCAACTTGGTACATCCAGTGGTTTGACAACAAGTGGTTATCAAAGTCATATGTTTTATTCTTATAATAGCGGTAGCGATAATGATTCTGCTGCAACAGATGGTATTCATTTAGGGGGTTGGGGTAATGCTTCTACACATGAAGTAATCTGTACTTGCTATAATGTTACTGGAAATACTTGGGTATATACTATGAGTGCTCAAGTTGATACAGGATACGCAGGAGCTATGTTTGTTGTTGGAGGGATTGCTCTTGGTGGGGCACTAGAAAGATGTGGGTGGGTTTTCACTAATGGAAATTACAGCAGTGGCACAATGTCAGTAACGTATTATTAAGAGGGATAAATGCCATACATAGGAAAAGCACCAAACCAAGGCGTTAGAACACGCTTCATATACCAAGCTACAGCAAGTCAAACCTCGTTTAGTGGTTCAGATGCCAATGCAAACGTATTAAGCTACAGCGATGGTGAGTATGTAGATGTCTACCAAAATGGTGTTTTACTTAAACCTGCAACAGACTACACCTCTACATCTGGCACAACGGTGGTGCTAGTAACAGGGGCATCATTGAATGATGTGGTAGAGATTATAGTGTATGACGCTTTCTCTATAGCCAACAGCTACACCAAAGCAGAATCAGATACACGCTATCCTTTTCTTGGAAACGACAGTATAATACGAACCAACGGCAATACAATAGTATGACCAGTCGATTATTAGTAGATAAGATTGAGGGCAAGACAACATCTGGAAGTATTCAGATGCCACAAGGTCATGTAATACAAACTGTAGATGGTAGTGACGGAACGCAAACAACTTCTACATCAAGTAGTTTTGTGGCTAGTAACGTAGCAGTTACAATTACACCCAAGTTTTCTACGAGCAAAATATATATTGCTTATAGCATGAGTTTATATAATGCAACGAATCAAGCCTACAGTAAAACTACTTTATATAGAGGAAGCACTAATATAGGAGATTCATCTTGGGGTTTATCCGCAGGTGGCTATTCTACTGGGGGTCACAGTACTGATGGAGGTGCAGTAACAATTGACTCTCCTGCGACCACGAGTGCTACAACATATACCGTTTACTTTGCACCTCACAATGGAGGTTCAGGAAATGGAACAGCTTATGCAAATATAAATGGAGTCAGAGGACAAATAATAGCAATGGAGATAGCACAGTAATGGCAAGTGAACTTCATGTAGATTCAATAAAAGATTCTGGTGGCACAGGAAATGTGCATATTGCAGGTGCTGTTTTACAAGTGCAAAGCACCACTAAAACTGATGATTTTAGTATGTCTGCTCAATCATATGCAGATGTAACTGGGTTATCTGTAGCTATTACTCCTAAATTTAACACATCCAAAATTTTAGTTAGATATGTTTTACACATTTGCAATCCTGATGCGGGTTCAGAAGCACAAGTCGTAAGGGGTTCAACAGCTATCTTAAACGGAACTGGAACAGGTACAGTTGCAGGAGATGTGGGGTTAAGTTACGAAGGGGGAACTGCTACTACGGAAACAGTTGGAGGTGAATTTCTTGACAGTCCTGCTACAACATCAACCACCACATATAAAATTCAAGTAAGGCGAAATGCGGCAGGGAGTGGAGGAGCTACTTTTGTAAATAGAGATGCAGCAGGATCAGCAAAATCTAGTTCAACGATAACAGTTATGGAGATAGCTCAGTAATGGCATCAATACTTAAAGTAAATACCATACAAGACGCAACGAACTCTAATACGGCTATTTCTGTGGACAGTAGTGGTAGAGTAACAACTCCTACAAGACCTGGGTTCTCAGCCCATTTATCAGCAGATGTTAATTACGGTTCGGCAGATAGTTATCAAAAACTTACATTTGATGCAACAAAGTATAATATAGGTACTAATTATTCGACAAGCACTGGAAAGTTCACTGCTCCAGTAGCAGGGCTTTATTATATGTCTACTGTTGTTTATATTTATTCTGTACCAGTAGCGGAGTTTAAATATTATATCAATGGTACATCTACTTATAGATTTGCTACTAACTCTAAGGGAGATGGTAATGTTAATCCAAATGGGGCAGCAGGTTCTGCTTTACTTCAACTAAGTGCTAACGATTATGTGGAAGTATATGTTGCAGCCACAGCTACTGGAACAATTTATCAAGGTCCGGGTGGTGGCTCTGCTGAAGTTGCTACTTTCTGGACAGGATGTTTAATAGGATAACAACATGAGCAAAGCGGCAGAATTAGCAAAATTTATAGGAGATGGAGTAGCTGTTGTGCAAGTTACAAAGGTTAAGGACTTTCAAGATACAAACCTTGTAGCTTCTAGGCTTCAAAGTGCTAGTACAAGTTATGTTGCTTCTGCCCTAGAGGCAAGAATAACTCCCAAGTTCGCTGATAGTCACATAAACGTAAGGTTTGCATCTTCAATCAGTACAAATCAAGACTCTGCTCATTTAGTGGCTTATACAATTTATAGAAGCTTAGATGGAGGTTCAAACTATAGTGCTTTGACAAACTCTGGAGATTATGGAATAGGGTCTGTGTTTGGAACCGACAGAACACAAGCACCTCTGATAGCAGAAACAATAGACACCACATACAACCAAACAACTGAGGTAAGATACAAAGTTTATGCAAGGTCTAATCAAGGCAATGTAGGAAACTTTGAACTACCTAATACAGACGTTGAACATTATGAAGCAATTTGCATTGAGATAAAACAATGACGCTTGGCTTTAATGCCATATCAGAAGTCTCCATTGCTGAACTTCCCGGTGCTTTTGTACCAGTATCAAGCATAACGCCTGTAAACATAGGATTAACAAGTGCTGTAGGTAGTGTAGGTATTACAGCAGTGGGGGCTGCCGATGCCTCCAGTAGGGTTCCTGTAGAAATTGGGTTAACCACGAGCCTCGGAACAATATCGGTTACAGGTGATGCAAATATAACGGTGGCAGGATTTTCTGCTACACTTTCATTAACATCTGTTATAGTATGGGGTAAGATTATTCCTGCTCCGGGAACGTCTTACACGGCTATAACGCCATCGAGCAGCCCAACGTGGACAGAAAAAACCACGGGTGTCTCGCAGACTTGGACAGAAGTAGCATAAGAGGTAAGATATGGGATCTACATTTACGGATAATGGCGGCATAGAAAAGATCGGTCTTGGTGAACAAGCCGGTGCTTGGGGCACCACAACAAATAATAATTTTGACATTATAGATAGGCTAATTAATGGTGTTGTAACTCTTACTTTAAGCTCTGGTGGAACAAGCAATCTAAGCACAAGTGATGGTAGCTTATCAGACGGTATGCACAAAGTAATAGTATTGGCAGGATCGCCGGATTCAGGTCATGTTATCACTATTGACCCAGACAGTGCAGAAAAACTTTATTTGATAAAAAATGGTACGGGACAGGCAGTTATATTTAATCAGGGAACAGGAGGCACTGTTGGTAATAGTAGGGCAGTAAGTGTAGCTTCCGGTAAAAGCGCTATTATATTTGCTAATGGTGGAGGATCAGGAGCAACGGTAACGGAGTTTAGACCGGGTACGGATGATGACGCTGTTATTACTGCCAGTTTAGCAGATAGCGCGGTTACAACTGCTAAGATAGCGGATGATGCGGTTACAGCAGCTAAGATAGCGGACGATGCGGTGGGTGCCGACGCGGTTGCGGATAATTCTATCGGAGCAGCCGCAATAAACATATCAGGAAACGGAACATCTGGTCAGGCTGTGGTTTCTGATGGAGATGGTAGTTTTAGTTATACGTCTAATATTGTGCCATCTGGTGCGTTGATGCCATATGCAGGAACTTCTGCTCCAACAGGATTTTTATTGTGCGATGGTTCGGC